CTTCAACGTACCCTTGTTGACCTTCGTTACGCCCGACTTCTACCAACCCTTTAACTGGGTCTATATAGTAATACCCCTCTCGCCCAGCGCCTTCTCCAGCGGCTTCTACTTCCCCCCAACTAACCGGCATACGCTCGGTGGACTCGTCCTTACGCACCTTATAGATATCGGTGATGCCAGTAGATTGCAGCTCCGCTGCCATCAGGGCAGTGGTTTCGTCTTTAGTCAGGCCCGTCAGGTCGCTGTAATACTTCTTGGCCTCATCTACACCAACCTGTTTCTCAATAAGCTCCCGCTGCTGTTTGAGCTGGTCAAAGATTTTCTGGCCCGTGGCGTCTAGGTTGTTCCTATAAAATTTAGGCTCCGCGTAGTAGCCGCCTTGAGGGTCTTTTTTAACCACATAATTTGCGGACACAAGCTCGCCGTTTGGCAACAAATCAGAATAAGTACCGTCGTACCCACCTTCAGAATGCTCATTTTTTACTCGATTTATTGGTATACGAATTTCGCCAGAAGAAGTAGTATATTTACTAATATCTAATGGATCTGGTTTAGCAGGCGTATATTCATCATAACCGCTAGGCATCATTCACCTCACGTCAAATCGTAAAATTCAAGTGCCCCGATAATCGTGGCGGTACTCGTTAACACCCTAGCAGCCAGTGTGTAGATGTCGCTGGTACCACCGATCGTGCGGCCGAGCTGGAGGTCGAAGTTGTACTCAAGATAGTCAGCCAACTGCGCAGAGGCTTGGTTGGTAGCTGCAGTGTAGTCGTTACGGACTATCGTCCCACCACTCAACGCAGTAGCTGATACATCGTAGTCAGCGTTAGGGGAGTCGCTCGCAACAAACGAAGCGCCTGTCAGCGTAGGGTTCTTAATCAGCGCGATCTCGTAGTCTGCATTATCCAAAGGCAGCACGTTGTACCGGAAAGGTAAGATCACCGCGTCAAGGCGACTCGCGTTGAGTTGGATACTCAGTAGCGGGGTGAACGACGTGCTTACCGTAACCGAGGTAGTCCTGCGGGCTACCGTAGCCGCGACCTTACGCTCATACCCACCCTCAGAGATCACCGTAGAGCAGATCTGCTTCATAGACGACGCAGAGGCCGTCGCACCCGTGTTGGTAATCTCGTATCGGATCGGCAGAGTAGCTGTGGTCATGTAGACGTTGGGCGCTACGTTTGCGTTGTGGAACACATGGGCGATGATAAGCTGGCCGTCGATCACGAACCCACAGCGCACAGACCCCACACCAAGCCACTCAAAGTCCTGCCAGAAGATCTGCGACTTGGTAACGTCCAGCGTTATACCGCTGTTACCAGTACCGTTAAGTTTGTCGGTGTTCCATTCAGCCTGCGGCACCCGGGTGTCTACAACCGATCCCGTGACATAGGACCGCTTGACGAGGTAGAGCGTATCTCCATCAAGTTCAAAGTAGAACCCGTTTTGGGTAGAAAAGTACCCCACCCGCTGGCGCAGCTCAGCCTTAGGCGCGTTGAACACAAACGTATTCATGACCAGCAGGCTCTTACCCGGCTGGTAGGGGAACACTCGGAACGTTTGACGGACGACCTCGCTACCCGAGCTTGTGGTGACATCTAGCTGAACAGAGCTTTCATTAGTGAGGTATGTACTGCTACCACCCGTAGCAGTTGCCTCTGAGAAGTCGCCAGACTGAGCATAACGATTCTGAGAATCAAAGATGGTGTACGGCTGACTAGCACGCAGCCTACCGAAAGCATCCCCGGCAGAACCTGATGCGAATATACCGAAGGGTCCGCTAGCTGCCACGAGTTCCCTCAGAAGGTTGTCAAGCTGGTTGAAGTAGATCCGCAGGACGTTGTTGTACTGATTCTGGTAACCCGAATCATACTGCCCTGGGGGTAGTGGGAGAGCTGGAGCTTTGAAATTGACGGTTAGGTTGTTCACACCCCGTACCCCGAGTTCCGACCGTCGTACTTAGCATCCATCCGGAGCGAGCCAAGCTGCCATTGTACGCCAAGGGTCGAGGACTCAAACTTGACAGAGACTTGACGCGCCCTAAACCGAATATACACCTGCCCGGTGAAAGCTTCAATCGGAACAGTAGCCGTGCGAGCTATAGAAGCCGCAGCATTCGATGACGTACCACCCATAGAGGCTGGACTGAGGTAGCCCGAACCTGAATTAATGAGTGGGCGGACAGTCAGCGTACCAGCCGGGGAGCCAGCGGTAGAGCCTCTAAACGTAATGTCAGGCAGCAAGCGCTTGACGAACATAAACTTGTCGCCATCATCCAGATCAACCTCAGCCGACTCAATCAATGCGTTTATAGGCTGAGGGGTGGCTGTCATATTGTCGTCTACTCCCCGCTCATGATTGACCAAGTTGTTTGCGTAAGTCGCGGCAAGAGGATAAACAAGAAGGCCAGAGTCAGCCCAAGCAGTACGTCCAAGATTTCCATAGTACCAAATCTTCTCAAGGTAGTTATAGATCACGTATCTATCAAGAACTGTAGAGTCTGCGCTGGGGTAGAACCACCAGATTTCGTTAAACCCCTCATTGGTACCAGCACAAATCTGATGGAATTGGTCTATGTTGATATCAGAGAACACATACTGCCTGAGATCGCAGGGGAGGGTTTTGGTTGTACCCTCGTAGACGTAGAACTTATCCACGCCCATCCAGAACGCGACTCCGTTGGCGTAAGCCACACAGTTCTGACTGACAATGGAGATGTTCTCCCCGACGAGCTGCGCACCCCACCCCGCCGGAGCACCAAGGTTTTGAAGAGCGTAGAGCGCTGCGTCAGTCCAGACAAGAACTTCCTGGCGTGACTGTATGGCGGTGACGATCTCAGAGCCTCGGGAGAGACGCAAGCTACCCGCTTGGTTAGTGGCGGCAGGTGTCCAGTTAACGGAGTCCTCTTGGTCTGACCACCGGACCAGCATAAGGTCTTGGTCAGTGCTACCGTAATCGTTACACCCAAACGCAAAAACAAACCGATTGATATCCGAGACCAGGATGAAATTCTGCACCACCGGTACGTCTGACGCGCCGGGTAACGATGCAAGCTCAACCCCTCGCACGATAGGGCCCGAAGAAGAATCCCAGTAGTACACAGCCCCGCCACGCGGGCCGAAGATTAGATCTTCGCCAAAATTAGACTGGGACCAGATCCGGAGTTGGGTGACAACCAACCCACCGCCCCACACACCCATCCCCCAACCCCCACTGCCCCAACCAACTAGCGGAACGGTAACATCGCTACCCGTATTGATCTCGTACTGAAAGTCAGCGGACACACCGGTAGGTGTACCAGAGCTAGTAGCGGTTACGGGCGATACGATCGTGTAGTTGTCTACATCGATAACTGTGACCTGGAACATACCTTCAAGGTCCGCATCGGGGATGCCGTTAACATCGCCACCGGAGCTCGTCACATTAGAAATATGAACAAAATCCCCTGTTACGCATCCATGGGCTACGTCAGTTACCTGAACCGTAGTCGTCCCGTCCGTGGTGAAACAGTTGGTAAGTGGGATTACAGCGGTGCGGTAAGGGGTGATATCAAAGTACGAACCGCCGTCTTGTACGTAGAACTTGAGGTTAGTCCCCATCCCAACGTAGATATACCCGGAAAGGGTAGCCCAGGGCCACAGAGACCGGCACACACCGAGAAACGTCTCTTCGGATATTCGCTCCCAACCACCAATTTTCTCAGGCGTACCATAGCGAAACCGCACCTTGTCTGAGGTGTACCAACCTTGGTCTACGGTATACCGCGTGTTCTCGCGGTTTACCCCGGGTTTGAATGGCAGCTTGATGAGCGGCATGTGTTCACTTCAATTGAGATTGAAGGGCTTGGACTTGTGCAGAGAGTTCTTGGATGGCACGCACTAATACTGGAATCAATGCCGCCGGAGCTGTTGTTAAAACCCCATCTTCTCTTGATTTAACAAGTCTCACCTCTTTAGCATTATGGTTTGCTAGCGCTTGTTGTGCCTCTTGAGCGATAAAACCTAAGTAAGTGGTTTGTGAATCTCCGTGAACACATTCTTCGCTGTTTTCGTAATAGGGCAAACTTGTATCTATTTCATTTTTTTGCCGCCATTTAAAAGTAACTACCCGTAAATC